TTCCGCTCGTCGTCGGTATACCCGCAAACATACCGACTCATCTACCCCTCCAGCGACAATTCCAAGTTCCTTTACAGCTTGGAGGGGAAAGACGACGACAACTACGAGCAGCCCATCGACCACCTCCAGTGGTTGGAAACGGCTGTTATGCATGTTGAGAGCGGAGACCAAGTGTGGGACCTCACCTTCACTCGCGTTGAGTCACATCTCACGCAGCACTTGGTCCTTGTGAAAAGGGGAAAACTCCCCACTGAGCGCCTGGACGCTCTGCGATCACCCCATCTTGTTGAACTTCCGGCCTTCGGAGCTGCTCTGCGCACCCGTTGGGTTCAACACGCCACCTACCTTCAGTGCATGAGTCATGCGTTCGCACTGAAGAACTACTCTCGCGCTGACGCGTACGCCAAGTTGCGCTCGTATATCAAAGAACATTTCCCCGTTCTAGACATGCGAACAGTGCATCACATGTGCGCGCTCCTCGTTTGCGTCCGATCCCACGATTGGAGCACAGCGCACCTTCCCCCTGACCTTCAACCCCTCTCCTGGAAGTTGAAGCAGTGGTGGAACAATTCCTGCGCGGCCGTCCTCCCGCGCTCCGTTCACGCCCACCTGTTCGGCCAGTTTTACCAACTACTGGCCAGCAGATCCACGCTCGAGCCCGATGAAGCTGTCTTCCTGCTCACCAAAGAAGACCGCAACGTCCGTCCGAAGCCGTGTGTCTGGGCAAATGGCTTCACAGCCCCCGCTGTTCGTGACCCCGAGCCATGGGTATATCACGAACGAGCAGTTGCACGAGCCGCTCTTCTCCCTCAAGAGCAACCAATTCAAGCGCAGCCTCCCGCCCTGGAGGCACCACCTTTAGCCCGGCCAGCTGTCGTTAACCCTGACGACTCTGAGCTTGGCGACCGTCCGGAGGATGAAGTCATCCCTGACCAAGGTGCGCCTATCGATCACCTCGAAGACGCCCCGGACCAAAACGCCCCAGAATGGCAGCCCGAACTTCTCCAGTTCGTGCAGCCAGTTCATATTCCCGTGGTTGGCGACCACAATCGTCACGAGTCCCTTGTTCCCCCGGACACGTGCCTGCTGCGCGCATGGGAAGCCATCAGCCAGCAGACCCCCCAAAACGCCTGGAATGTCTTGCGAGCGAACCTGCCCGCGGCGTACCTTGCTCCAGGCTTCCAACCCCACATCGGACTGTCGTCCCGCGAGTTACACATTCTCGCCTCCGTCCATGGATATGCTGTGAACATCCAGTATTATATCCACCAAGACCGACAGCCCTACTGGGTTGGCTCAGCAGCTGAAGGCGCGCCGACGCGCTTCATCTCCTGGACCCGGGAACCTCGCGACACCCCTGAAGGGCGGGTGTTCGTGGGCCACTGGACCGCCCTTCCCAACACGACTAGGGCCCAAGGCGTGCGCGTCAGACGCGCGTGCCGTGGAATAGTGAGGGGCGCCGCGGATCGGAACGTGATCCCAGAGCGCCCACTAATCCAACATCGGGCTCCTTTTCGACTTGACTTCGCTCGTTTGTTCCGGCCTGACAGACCGGACCCGCCGATGTCCC